CGTTTAAATATCAGGGTAAGAATTAAGTGGTTGAAAAATCTACGATCTGCCTGCCGCCTATCTGGGTTATCACAATCAGATTTTGTCGAAAGGGCAGTCGATATCTATATTGAAGAACACTGGCACGACCTACAGCCGGCGCCGGTTAAGTTTGAGGATAAATAAATGCTTGTAATCGGAAATGATGAACTGGACGAGAAGGAACCGCTCGGTGATTTCATACTATGCGATAAATGCGGAGAGCGTCACATCATTACATACGGTGATGAAGTTATGCCGGATGGAACTAAGAAGCCCAGCAAGCTACTTGCTTTTTACGACTGTGGCGGGAAGTCTTATTTGGCTGGGATTAATGGTAAAAGAATTTAATGGTTTGAATTAACCTGGGAACGGATATGTATTGTGATAAGTGTGGAATGTACTGGGAGTTGTGTAAATGTGACCCTATTGTAGAAAAGGCGGCGGCGTTAAATGACTTTTTAGGCTGCCCATTCTGCGGTGGCGAGGTAAAACTATACACTGACGGCATAACAACAATAACGTGTGCAGATTGCTGCATGACAGTTACAAATAATGAGCGGGGCATTGCAAAACTAAAAGGGCAATGGAATCATAGAGCCAATGAGGTGGAGAAATGAAAGAGGTAAATGCTTTTGGTTGCGAGTATTGCGCGATAACAAGAAATAAATATAGCGCAAGGAGGCATGAGATTGAGAAAGAGGTAGCTGATCTCAAACATGACATCGGGAAAAGCCTCAAAACCAATGCAGAGTTGTGTAGAGAATTAGCCATCAAAGACAAGATGATCTGTGAAACGACCGACATGCTTGAACGGTTTTATTTCAGCCTCACTCAGATAACACACAATTATCCGCTGGCTAAAGTTGTTAATGAACTAATCGAACAAGCCAGAGAGGTGGTGAAATGATTAAACGCTATAATTTATCGTGCATTAAGTATGGCGTATCGTGTTGCGGCTCAATGCAGGAACACGCGACTGGTGGACGCTATGTTCTATATGAAGACCACCTGAAAGCCTTGGACGGTTCATTAAAATATCAGCTTAAACTTTCTAAAACAGTAAACAGTCAAGCAAAGGATTTAGCAACCAGAGACAAGCTGATAGGTGAGATGGCTACATTACTTGAAGCCTACAACGCATTATCTTTTCCACTTTCGTATGAAAGGATAATCAAACAAGCCAGAGAGATGGAGAAATGAAAGCAAGATATTTCGGTGGCGCTGGATTAACAGAAGAGAGCAGATTATTTTACCCGAAATCTGAGGTAGATGCTGAGATAAAAAGACTGCGCGGATTGATAAGCTGGGCCAGCGGTAAATTACTTGATGCTGGGCAGGATAGAGACGCTGAGACACTGCTTGATAAACTTACTTTAGGGGATGCAAGAAAATGAATTATTATGCGAAAGCGTTAGAGATATGTAGCAAAGAACAGGACTGGAAAAGTATTGTAATTGAGATCGCAAAAAAGCACCCAAAGGCTGTTTTTGATGCTGCAAGCGTTGATAACTGGGAATATCAGGCGTGGTGCTTGGTTAAGGAGGGGAGAAAGCTTGATGCTATACGGCTTTGTAGGAGTGAAACTGGAAAGTCTTTAAGGGATGCAAAAGACTTTGTTGAGGGCATGCAATGATCAAGGTAGCAGGAGATTGATATGACATATGCAGATTATATTTACAGAAGCACTGGCGGAAGATAGACGCAGCTCTGACGAGAGTGGGCTGGTTTTGGAATGCGCGGGTTCGACTCCCGCCTCCGGCCCGTCCCGTGGTGCAATGAAGCGGTAACATAGTGCTAAGTATAAATGGGGTAGCCCCCCATGAAAGTAAAACACTAATAGCCGTTGAATTAAGGCCGCGGGGTGCTTCTGTAAATGTAATGATCAAGGTTAAAGGAGATTGATATGAGTGGTGATGAATGTAAAACAAAGATTATCCACAATGTAATAATTCAAGAAAATGGCATAGTGCGTAATCATGCAGGCCAAATAATAGCGCGTTTAGTAGATGGTATTAATTTCGATTCTGAGTATATTCAGACAAAATTAAACCATGAAGAAGCAGAATTGCAAGTATTGTGAGCTGATATGACAGACGAAAAATCAACTCAATTGAGCAGCGATAGTCTACAACTGTGCCCGTGCGGACAAACGCCTAGTGCTTTATGGGTATATCCAAGTAATACGTGTAAGTATGCTTATGTTTCTGGCGATTGTTGTGGCGAATGGAACCTGGAGTTTAGAACAGAATATAATGATCTTGATAGCGATGCCTGCATGAATTTAGCTATACATTACTGGAATCATGCTGTTAGGGGGTAATATGACATACGCAATGAGGTGGAGAAATGATTAAACGCTATAATTTATCGTGCATTAAGTATGGCGTATCGTGCTGTGGCTCAATGCAGGAGCATAAAACTGCTGGAAATTACGTTTTATACAAAGATCACAAGGAAACCCTGGCCGCCAGAGACAAGCTGATAGGTGATTTTGCTGACATTGTTGACATAATTAAGGGCTTATCTATTTTCGAGCAGCATAATGGCGCACAAAAGCATTTAACAGCATTAGTCAAACATGCAAGGGAGCTGGTGAAATGAAATCAAGATATTTCGGTGGTGCTGGATTAACAGAAGAGAGCGGATTATTTTACCCAAAATATGAGGTAGATGCTGAGATAAAAAGACTGCGCGGATTGATAAGCTGGGCCAGCGGGAAATTACTTGGTGCTGGGCAGGATAAAGACGCTGAGCTTATTTTGTTTATTGCAAGCAAAGGAGATTGATATGACTAAAGGCGAGAGGGAAATAGCAACAAATTTGATGCACTGCATACCAATAAATTGGTGTGACCCGTTGCTAACTGGCGATGACGCTGTCTTATCAAAGCACGTTGGAAAATATAATTGTCAGGATATTGAGCGTTTGCTAACGGCTGTCAGAAAGAGAATGGAAGAACAATTGGGCATCTAACGACCGCTTATCAGGAGATTGATATGTTGTATTTAGAAAACACATGGGTTAGTAGGTAAGTATAAAGCTACTATAGCACTGGCTATATACGAACCGATTTGGATTAAAAAGGTAGTTCGATTCTACCCTAACCCGCTATTTTTTAGCAGGAGATTAATATGGACATAACCAGCGAGCAAAGGCTTGATATTATTAAGGGCGTGAAATTAATCGCTGGCGCGCTAACTTTGGTAGAACTTGAGATAATAGAGGCGATTAGAGAGTACGGGAGCATAACCGAGGACGAGGAATTCATGCTGAGAATTAGTATAGACGCAGGAGATTGATATGACTGAAGATGAAATTGCAACGATCAAGTGGAAACTAGCAGAGCTTGCAGCAGCAGAACCCTACCAGATTGAATCAAATGATTATGAGATATATGGCGAAGACGACCAGGGACGGGAGGGTTATTGTACTATACAAATTAATAGTGTCGCAGCTGAGGCATCAGGATTGATTGAGTATTTGCAGCTGCGTAATCAGCAAACAGATAGTTTAAGGGATTGATATGAGCAACATACAGGGTATGGTGAAATGACCAACGAATGTAAACACGGCCAGCTAAAACGACAGTGCCCTACCTGCGAGCTTGAGGAAGAAATGGCGGATCTAAAACATGATATTGGGAAAGGCCTCAAAACCAATGCAGAGTTGTGTAGAGAAATACTCGTCTACAGAGAGCTGCTTCTTAAAATGCTTACCTAACTGACAGAAGTCACTGAATGCGGCTTATTTGAAAATAAAAAAGTGTCGGACGTATACACAAGAAGAAATACAGGAAATGAACAAATGACAGCAAAAAGCCAAAAGGGTGGATTGATTTTAGCAAAAAATACTAGACTTAAAAAAAGACTTCTGGTGTTTGCAGGGAACTATAGGCAGTACATCGACTTTCTGAATGCAAATAACTTGCAACAAGAGAGAACATACTATATTCGTGGCGAAGAGCACTATCTGTGGTTTAAAGATTGTTACTATATCATGATTGGGACATATTTCGATAAGCAACTTTACCGCAGCAACCATTTTTTATCGTATGCAGCAACGCATGGGTTTGAACATATATCTGGCTTCGATAACAACGGAGAGCCGCGCACATGACAGCAAAAAGCCAACCAGGCAAATGTTGCGCTGATCGGCTTAATGGTGTAACTTTGTCGGTGCTAACCAGACATATGCAAGCAATTATCCTTCCATATGTCCTTTGTGTCAAGCAGTTGCCTATTTTTTGTGCAACATTTGCCTATTTTTTAGGCAACATGACACCGACAGGGCATGTTTTTCCCAGTAGCACAACAAAACCACGATATGTGGCAGACATAAATACCGCTAAGGCATGTCGTGAATCAAGTGTAGTACTTGGGAAACGGCAAACTACACAGGGTGCTTGTGCTACTGGCAATCAGAACCCGCAAGAGCCATACCACAGGCTTAATCTGATTACTCATATCGAAGGTAACCGAATATGAGCCTGAATCGACGCAACTCGTCTGAAAGGAACAAGGCACAGGCTAATAGTATTTGTTTACTAAAGGCTTGTGTGCCTGAAACTTCAACAATCTGAACTGAAGGAACAAAGTATGGAACTAGTTAAATATGACATGGCCAGAAAAGCAATAATCGAGGCTTCTAATGTAGATGAAGTTAAGCAGATTATGGATAAATCCGAAGCCATGAGAGTTTATGCGAGGCAGGCTAAGGATTTTGAGATGTTAAATAGGGCTTCAGAAATAAGAATACGTGCGGAACGTAGGCTTGGTGAAATGCTAAAGGCTCAGAAAGAAGCCGGGTTGATGGCAAAGCCGTCCGGCAGCAACCAATATGAGGACAGGTCGCAGGGTGACACCGATCCACTAACCCTTGCAGACATGGGCATCTCTAAATCAATGTCTAGTCGCGCACAGGCTACAGCTTCAATACCGGAGTTAGAGTTCGAGACCATAGTCTCAGAACACCACAATAGCCAGAAAGAATTAACAAGCAACACTGTTAGAAAGCTGGCAATCGCTTCTAAGTGTGCGGAGATAAATGAGTTTTCTACGGCCTTGCCTGAAGGGAAATATCAAGTCATTTATGCAGATCCTCCATGGAGGTACGAACACGTAAAAACCACCAGCAGAGCGGTCGAGAATCAATATCCGACAATGGAGTTAGATGATATATGTGATTTGCCTGTGAGCGATTTAGCCGCAGACGATAGCGTACTTTACTTGTGGGCAACCAGCCCGAAACTTGCCGAATCAATGAGAGTTATTGAAGACTGGGGGTTTATATACAGAACTTGCGCTATATGGGATAAGAAAAAAATAGGCATGGGATATTATTTTAGGCAGCAGCATGAATTGTTATTAGTTGCTGCAAAAGGGAAACTGCCAACCCCGTCCCCGTCAGACAGGAAGCCATCAGTGTTTTCCTTTAAGCGAGGTGAGCACAGCGCAAAACCTGTTGAAGTAATAGAAATGCTTAATTCAATGTACCCAGATCGCTCTAAGATTGAACTGTTTTGCCGTAACTCACAGCCAGGGTGGAACGCATGGGGGAATCAAAGTGGTTTATAATTATGACAAAGATGTAGCGCAAGCCGAGATAAGCCCTATCAGGGACATCATATTTCAGAAGTTTCCCCCTCGTGAATACAAGATAAGGCTGGCTAATTTTGAAGAGGATTATTACAAAGGGGTAGATTTCTGGTGTGGAGCTATAGGCGTGCAAGTAAAACAGAGGCGGACATATTATAAATATGATGTGTGCCTTGAGCATCACCACGAATATGAAGATGGAGCAATAGTTAAGGGTTGGGCGCACAAGGAAACGGAAGCCTTTTGGCTGTACTATTATTGGGATAAGTGTTTTAAGCATACAAAAGACACTATCGCATTGGTAATGCAAATGCCAAACCTGCTTTGTGTTGTAAAGAATAACGCTGAAAACTGGGGTGAACCAATAAAGAATAATGAGCCAACCATCAGGAACGGAAAGTCTTATTACACGTACAACCACATGATCCAAGTGCAAACACTAAGAGATCTTGGGGTGTATATAGCGCATTTATCTATTCCTGCAAACTAAGGGTAAAACATGACATACGAAGAGCTAACAGCAAAAAGACATCAGCTACAAATACAAATAGCTGGCATAGACAAGCAGCTTATTCTCATTGGCGGCGATCCTGCAAGACAGATCCTATCCTTTCTCAACGAGAAGACAGGAAAAAAATACTCTGACGACGATATGACTACTGCAAAACTGATTTATTCTGGTGTCAAACGATTAAACAGCAAATCAAAAGAACCAAATCTTAAAACGTGGGCCAGTGATATCAGGAAAATGCGCCAGCTTGATGACAGGGGTACGGATGAAATTAGAAGTGTCTTTGCATGGGCGAATGATGATAGTTTCTGGCAGGCAAATATTCTTAGCCCTGCGAAACTCAGGAAACAATACGATCAACTTGTAATAAAAATGAGGTCAAACGGTAATGGAAATAGACAAACTGAAGCAGAAAGGTGTCTCCAAGAGCAGGCAAGAGAAGCGTTTAAGTAAACGGCAGGTAGCGACAATATTCTGGACACTTAGATCAATCTACGGTAAGAGATTTATGTCAGCGTTTGGCACAAAAGAAGAACTTGAGTCTGCGCAGGGTGTGTGGGCGAAATATTGCTGGTTCCTTACTGACGAACAAATTGAACATGGATTAGAGAAGGGCATAAGAATATCTGACTGGAATCCGAATGTCCCTGAATTTATCAGGAGTGCGCTTGATCTGCCTGACGTAAATCAAGTTATAAACAGGGTAATATCAGATAAATGCACAGACCCTGTTAGTTACGAAATAAGAAAGTCAATCGGAACTTGGGATATAGGCCACCAGCCGCAACGGGTTATCGAAACCAGGATAAGAGGAATGTATGACGATTGCTACATTCAGTCACTTGAGGCAATAAAGAATGTGCAATAAATGTGTATTGGCACTACAGAAATATTATCCAGGTCTAACTGAAGGAGAGCAGTGGGAAGTCCTGATGAATGCGACTGCATTTCCGTTCGGTAGTTCATCTTTAATAGAGCGGCAACTGAAAGAGGTTCGCGAAGCTACAGATGGTTCTTTCGGCCAAGCGATTGGATATGCAGACAGGCAGCTTGATGCAGCGTACAAAAAGTATAAACAAGCAAATAAAGGAGAAGGGCAATGAGTGAGTGGAAACCAATAGATACAGCGCCAAAAGATGGTTCGCATATGCTGCTATATAGGCCTGAATCTCAGTTTGTTGGATATTACGGCGGGGCCAACTCAGGGTGGAGAATAGATGCGCCTGGGTTGCCTGCTATGTTTCCGTTGCCAACTCACTGGATGCCGCTCCAGGATCTGCCAATAACTATTCAGGAGAATTGCTGTGATGGATGAGGAAGATTTAATAAGCAAGCTAGAGGTAGAGTGTAAGAACGGGCTTAGGGTGTTTTGCAGGAAGCACAATTTAAATGCAGGGAATGTTAGCAAGATAATCAATAAAAAAAGGAACATGATCGATTCAGTTGCCTCTGCACTTGGCTATAAAAAAAGGATAATATATGAGAGAAAGCAGGCCAATAAAGGGCAGAATAATGAGTGAGTGGATAAGTACAGATGACCGGTTGCCGGAAATAAACAGAAGTGTACTGCTTTTGATTATCTATCAGAAATTTGATGAAGGAACCAACGTTGAATCAGAGGAGATATGCGTTGGAGGAAGAGTTGGTGACGGTGACGATTGGTTTATCGGTAACACAAGGATAATGTGGGACTATGGCTACAACCTCCAATTTACAAGTGATGATGTTACTCATTGGATGCCGCTGCCGGATCTGCCAAAGTGAAACAGGATATTTATAATGCGCTGCCCAGATTGTAATAGCACATTCAGAGGCAAGATTTGCGCATGCGGGTATTCGCCGAATAAGGTAAGCAAGCGCGAAGAGATGATACGCTGCAACCGCTGTTCCGCCATGACACGAAGCAAATACCTGAAACGATATGGTAGTGAAGAGATCTGTGGCAACTGCCTTGAAATCGCCTCTATACCGCTTGACGAGATAGAATACTACAAGGGACTGGCGAACAAATACGGATTTAAGCTATATCATATCAAGACACATTTACGTGCAGCTAATTTCCAGAACAAGGATATCGGGAGTTATCTGGCTGAAATGCCGAGAACACATGAGGCGTACACTGATTATTTTAAGGGTACGGGGAACGAAGAACTGGCGAGGAGCATGGTTAAATGAATGTAGTGTCAACTAGCTATGGTAATGATTCAATTGCTATGATTCGATGGTGCTATGAAAATGATATAGATGCTACCTGCGTATACATCGAAACTGGGTGGGCGGCTGAGACGTGGACTAAACGTGTAAACGACTGTGAAGAATACGCAACGTCATTAGGCTTTGAAGTTCTCACTATTCGCCCTGAAATTAAGTTTAAGCAGTTAATGATAGACAAAAAAGGGTTTCCAAACCAGCGGTTTCAGTGGTGTTCAGGGCTATTGAAGGGAATACCGTTTCTGAATTGGATAGATGATATTGACCCTGATTGTGATGCTGTTGTGATGGTTGGAAAACGCAGAGTTGAAAGCAAAGAGAGGAAGAATACCCAGCCAGTGACAATATCTGACTATCACGGATGCAGGCTTTTAGTCCACCCATTATTCAATTATACAGACGAAGACAGGGATGAATTGATAAGCAGGACGCCGTTTGGCGTTTTGCCACACAGAAGCCTTGAATGTTCGCCTTGTGTTAATGCGAGTTCAGGTGATTTTAAGATATTATCAGTTAAAGATATTGCAAAGGTTGAAGCACTTGAAGCAGAGGTGAAAAAGACAATGTTCAGGCCAAAACGCCACAACGGCGCAAAAGGGATTAGACAGGTGGTTGAATGGGCAAAATATGGACACGGAAAGTATAATCCAGATCAGGATGATCTGTTTGATGTTGGATGCGGGTCTCCATTTGGATGCGGGTTATAGTTGAAGGAGTATGGTTAAATGAATATAACAGGAAGAGGAAACCGAAATGATTAGTATCTGGAAATTTAATTTACAAACAATTGACAAGCAGGAAGTGCAAATGCCAGTTGGTGCTGAGATACTTACTGTGCAGATACAAAATGGTGAGCCTTGTTTATGGGCGAGAATTGACACAGAGCAGCTTACTGAGGCCAGACAAATAGCGATACATGGCACTGGTCACGTACTGCCGGACACGACAAGAAAATATATTGGCACTTATCAAATGGCTAATGCCACACTGATATTTCATGTGTTTGAGAGTTTATAACTATATACATACAGGTTCTAAAATGAAACTCACATCAAACATAGACGGCGTCCATTTTTCTGTGTCGCACAACGCCTGGTTCGCTAAAACGCCGGGCAAAAAAGTTATATATCGAGGCAGTGATCAGAAAGAGGCAGAGCGATTGAGGCTTGAGTATGACGCTCAAGATAAACGCCAGCCGCAGGCAAAGCCGAGGAAAAATAGCCAGCTTTTCAGAAGCATGATAAATGCCGACTGGCCGATAACGACATGCAGTTTTGAGGGATGCGATTTTCGGTAGTATCCGCTTTGTGCATTTGTTAGCTATTTTATAGGATAACGATATGAAAGAAAAAATTGAATTAAGAGCTGTTTCTGCGCCTTGGCATCATGGTGTTGAGTTACTTGTTCGTCAGGGCAATAGCTATGGCACAAATATTATATTAGACCCTATTAAGAAAGGGGCTGTAGCTGAGCCAACAATGCGAATTGATATGGATGCAGCGCAATCTTTAATGGATGATCTGTGGAACGCAGGGTTGCGACCGACCGAGGGCGCTGGCAGTGCTGGTTCATTACGCGCTACAGAAAATCATTTAAGTGATATGCGAAAAATTGCATTTAAGAAGCTGAGCATTGATAGCTAACGCCATAATCAGCGGCGCGGTTTTACGTCCGATGGATTTACTGGTTAGGCAGCCAATACAAAACTAGGAGGCTTGAGATGGGGTTGACATGCGGATGTGATTCAGACTGGTATCCAGATCCGGGTGACTGGTACTGGAATGGTAAAGTTGATGATTATAAACCACTACCATTTAAACGCCGTAAAAGATGCTGCTCTTGTAAAAAGCTGATGGATGTTGGTTCGTTGGCAGTTGAACATAACAGGATTAAAGTTCCTGAAAATGATATAGAAGTTAATATTTACGGCGAGGATGGAGAAATGCCTATCTCATCAGATTGGATGTGCGAATCGTGCGGTGATATTTTTTTCTCATTAGAAGAATTAGGATACTGCGTTGCACCCAGAGAGGATATGCGGGAGCTGGCAAAAGAATATGCTAGTGAGCATGATGCCTAACGACTTAGCTCAGTTGCGCGAAAGAAGCGCAGCGTATTGAGCGTCAACTGGAGCGCCTTGTTAGGCGCAGGAGATTACCGATGACAGATAATGTAGTGACTTGTGTTTATTGTGGCCATGAATATCCAGATGGTACACCAACAGCAAAACATGAGCTTTTAACGGAGCACATAAAGATTTGCGAAAAGCACCCTATGCGGGCAGCCGAGCAAAAAATAGCTAAATTGCGCTCAGCACTAGTCGGTTTGATTGGTGCTGAATCGACAGAAGAACTTGATGCAATGGAGGCCGTATTGCGAAGTACGCCTTCCCCTGAGTCTGACAAGATTGCGGCGATTAACGCAATAGATGCTCTGAGGTTAAGCGCCTAACGTCGCAATTAACCGGAAGGAGCGTCTTTTGCGCCGTCCGCGTTAAATTGCCTTGTTAGGCGGGAGATTATGAGATGTTTACAGACCATGATTTAAGGATAATGCAATTAAAGGAAGAAAATAAGGCGCTCAAAATTGAACTGGCTGGAAAGGATGCGGTTATAAAGGAGCTAGAGAAAGATGTCGCATTTTACAAGAGATACCAGACAAGAGACTGGAAAGACCAAATGATACAAGACCAGGGGTTAGATGATGAAACGGTTTAAAATACAGAGAAACAGAACAACTAAGCTATTTGCATTAGAAGTGGAAGAAGACCAGATTGGCGGGCTGATGGTTGCCAGCATTACTATTTTTGGCCGGTCTTTTGTGTGGCTTGGTACTGCCGCCTAACGACCAGCATCACGGGCTTACGGATTTATACCACAAAACTTGGAGAAATAATTAACATGAGCGGAACCACAGAAATAGAATCAAGTGCTGAATCAGCAAGTCCGGTGGATGCGCTTGTTATGTGTGAGCAACGCATACATAACTTGGAGGTTGCACTTGCTGCGCTGAGTACTTTATTGCATGACACATTGCCACCATCTTATGCTGACGATATTAACCTGATGATGAATGATTTTTTTAACGGCTCTGAATCTTTAGGCGCTTTTAAGGACAGGATGTTTTTTACAAGCAACGACAAGACGAGAACATTAAACACATAACAGCCATATAGACAGAATCTACAGTTTAATATAAGTGCAGAATAATTGAGGTGATAGAATGAACAAATGTAGTATAGTACTGGTTGTGGCATTGTTATCTTTTATTTTTTACAAATATACTTGTATTTGATGCTTATGAGTTTGACAATATGACGCAGGCAAAACAGGCATTGGCAGAAGCTAGGTATTATAGGTTATTTGAAAATGCGCAAATCGTTGAAGATTTCCTTTGAAATATAACGATAAAAGTAAGCGGTAGGAACGAGCGCAGCGTATTGGCGGTCAATGTTAAATGACTTGTTATATTACGTTAATTTAGGAGGATAGTATGGGCGACATGGGTGATTTATATAATGAAATGAAAAAAGAAGGTCAAAAGCGCAGAGCCAATAACCGTGAAAAAAGTTCAGATTGGTTAGTGAATGAAGAAATACCATTTAAATCTAAAAATATGGGAGCGCACTTAATCGTTGAAGGATTTGAGTGTTACATTGATTTTTGGCCAGGAACGGGAAGGTGGATAAGCAGAAATGGAAAGCGTGGATTCGGAGTGAAAAACCTTATTAGACATATCAAGAAAGGAATATAACGCCAGCATAATCGGTGCGGGTTTTGCATCCGCTTTATGCACTTGTTAGCTGAATTTAATATAGGAGATTTTAACGTGAGCAATAAATATAAACATGGCGATAGAGTGCCAGATAGCATATTGGCAAGCAGGCTTGATGCACTTTCAGATGCGGTTACAAAAGGGAAAGGCGCTATAAATCGTGAATTTACAATGCGTGTACCAGCAGAATTAGATCATGATGCTGATTTAGTTTTGTCGCAGGCAGCAGAAAGATTACGCGAGTTTGGACAAGCGTTTATGACTGACAAGCAATCTGCTGAATTTGCAGACACTGAATACGATGTTGGCAACTGACAGCTAACGCCAAACATGGCAAGAAATTCCAGAACAGGATAACCCAGCAATAATGAAATGCCAATAAGACCAGAAAACAAGAACAGATACCCGGCAGACTGGAAACTAAGGAGTCGGTTCGTGAGGTTCTACCGCGCTAAAAACAAATGTGAATGGTGTGGGGCAGAGAACTATCAGCCCCACCCAATAACAGGGAGCAGGGTGGTTTTAACAACCGCTCATGTGTATGACCACAATCCAGAAAACGCCAGTTTGTTAAACCTTGCCGCTCTTTGTCAGCGATGTCATCTAAACCATGATCGAGTAATTCATCAAACAAACAGACAGCGCAATAAAGACGCTACAAGTGGTCAAGGAAATTTATTTGATTCGTCGACATATTTTAGGCTGCGGAGATGAGGGCACAAACTTTCATAATCACCGAGAAAACCTATCCGCTGGCTCTCACCGCACTGTCACACATGAGACAGGATGGTAGCGTACAAGTAACTTTCCACAATGCCACAGACGTACGCAAACAGGCTCAAAACGCATTAATGTGGGCCGGGTGGCTACCTGAACTATCACGGCAGACCGGGTACACAGAAACTGAGCTCCACGAAAGGTTTAAAAAAACCTATATGCTGAGAATCTATCTTGCATCACAGGAAAATGCACGGCAGATGGAATGGGTAAGGCTTTACGATCTAATCAAAGAGGACGGGACTAAACTGATGATCGACAGGGCGCTGGATACAATCTCGACAACCTGGGCCACCGTTTCACAATTTGCGAAGTACCTGGGTGACATCGAAAAGTTCTGCCAGTCTAAAGGATTGCAGCTACCAGCCGATCCTAACTACGTAAAAGCAATGGCGCGTTAAGCGATGAAAACAACTAACGGGGGAATAAAATGGCAGTAAAAGCATTGTTGGTTAGCAGGATACTCGAGAGAGACGAGAAAATTAATAGATTACTACTGGTGCTTGACCAAATAGCAAAATTGACTAAAACGGGGATTGCATCAAGGAGCGCCAGAGCAGCGGCAGAGTTCGAGAGGTCGTTACCAGATGCCTACATGTGGAGCAAAAAATAAATGACAACAATAGCATACGACGGTAAGACTTTGGCCGGTGATAGCCAGTATTCCGGTGATTACAAATATTATGGGCGGGGTAAAATGTTTAAGCTTGGACCAGTCTTAGTTGGTTGCGCCGGAAACAGCGAAGACGTTGCAGCATTCCACGACTGGTACTTAGTCGCTGGAGACAAAAAACCAGAAATAAATGCGCTATCTGTGCTAATTGTCGAGGATGGGGCAGCATATAAAATGGAAGAAAAGCTGGTGCGGTTTGAGTTAAAAATCCCCTGCGCGATAGGATCTGGCGCACAGTTTGCAATGGGTGCGATGCTGGCAGGCAAAACAGCTAAAGAGGCCGTAGAGATAGCTGCACAGCTTGATACTGGTACGGGTGGCGAGGTAATCACACTTACATTGAGCGATGAAAACAACTAAGCTTAGTAAGCGAAGAACTTGCAAAGTTTGTAAAAAAAAGTATAGACCAAAATACAACACTATCCAGGCGACGTGCAATAATTTCAAATGCGCCCTTGAGTTGGCCCAGTCAAAGCGGAAGAATAAGGAAAAGAAGGAATTCAGGGCCGAGACCGTGCGCAGGAGAGCGGCAGCAAAAACACGTTCCGACTGGCTCAGGGACGCCCAGACAGCATTTAATACCTATATTAGGGCGCGCGATAGGGGTCTGAACTGTATTTCGTGTGATAAGCCTGATAATGGTGCCCACCAGCGCCACGCGTCACACTACCGCAGTATTGGTGCATGTTCAGCACTAAGATTTAACACAAAGAACGTATTTGCAAGTTGCCAGCAATGTAATACCTCGAAAAGCGGAAATATCCTTGAATACAGAATTAGGTTAGTAGCAAGGTATGGAAAAAAGATGGTTGAATGGCTTGAATCTCAGAATAAGATAGTTAGATACGACATTGAATATCTCAAAAGATTAAAGCGTGTCTTTAATAAAAAAGCGCGAATGTTGAATAAGCGCAATTATCCGTAGTTTATTTGTGCGTAGCACACTAAACAACATAAAAGTATTGACTTTAATAGTTAATTGAGCTAGTCTCTAATTAATCTAACGTGGGTATAAAAGGCAAGCCATGAACTATATACAAGTATTGATCCCAATTAGTGTACCTGTTGGGCTATATTGTTCTGATAGGGACGGTAAATGTAGGCAGTTAGGCGTGGCTCCTAACGGTGAGGTTTTTTGCGACATTGGGTTCCACCTGGAATCTAAAAAAGGGGAAACAATCCTGACTGAGTTATTTGTCAAAAGGCCAAAAGAATGTCTGGAGCTGCAAAGAAAAGGGACATAAAAACAGATACTGAGTATCCTGAAAAAATGACTAGTGAATACTGGGTTTACAACATAGATTAGCGGAGGGTTAAAAATGAGTTCAGAATATGATGCAGAATACGGAATTGGGTATCAAGTCGGTGTTACTGAGGAAAGGGAAGAGAAAATAGATGATGTTCTTGCGTATTGGCTTGATCGAAACACAAATGAAGAGGTTGAGGCAATTCTCACGGGTGATGGGCGTATCGGAGAAGATTTTACTTTTCTGGTAATAAAAGACCCTTTCAAGCAAGGACTTGATCTATCAGAGCAAAAGAAAGTATTGGACAGTGAAATAAAAAGGCTGGAATTAACCGTTTTAAGTGAGTTCGGTCTTTTTGGCGGAATAAATATTTCCTAACTTAATTAAGAAGTGGTAAAGACATGAAAGTAGAATATGAAGATTTGACCATAGAACAGGCTAAATCGGCATTATGTTCAGGAGAGAAGGTTCAAACCCGTTATAAAGCAGGTATTTGGGGTACGCTTTCTCACTCACAGGATGTTAGCGATACTTGCGAATACCGAAGAGTTATTGAGCTGAAAGATGAGTTCAATCCAGCGGTGGGCGAAGAGGTTTATCGGTGGGATGCTCCGCGACATGAAATGGAATGTAAAGGTATATTTCTTGCAGAGTTTAACGATAGATACTGGGTCATTGATGAGGGGTTTAGCCACGCTGATTCATGGGACAACATAGCCCCAGTCGAGAAAGAAAAAAAACCACTGACAGATATTGAGAAAGCAATCGAAGAGCTTGAGAAAGCAACAGAAGAGATTGAAAGAACTTCAGGTCACCGTATAGGGTACATAATGGACAGAATATATGTAGCCATTGAACACCTAAAGAGGGCAGAAAACGAATGAGCCGCCCAACATTAAAAGCCAGCGAGAAGCGCAAGGCTATCACGATTAAACTGCCCCTTTGGCTGACAAAGATATTAAAAATCATGAATGGATCACAGAGCCGGATTATCGAGGAGGCGCTGATCAGCCATTTTAAACTGGCAGAGAAGAAAACTACAAAGACAGATAACGACCTGTGATTCTTGAATGAAAGGAATATACCCCTGCAATCAGCAAACAATGGAGTTGGCCAGAGAATCCCTGCCATTTGCAATGAACGCCAAGAGAATAAACAGGATTGAAAAGCTATGTGGCAGAACAGGAGGTAGAAAGTTTATCTGGTTCGTGAAGCGTGTAACTAGCTGTCAGAACAGAAACCATATATATCATCAGTACATGAAATGATCGACGCATAACCGGCAAGCCTATGCTGTTAGCTGCGTTTGTTTTATATATAGCCTGCTTTAGACAAGTATTCTCTACTCATTAGCTTGTCATAGTCTCCCAGATCTATATCATCTTCATCCTGCCCTTGAAGCTCGATACACTTAACTCCACCGCCTGGGTTGATTCCCAATCCGTGTAATTCATCAATCGCTGTAGCAAAACCGAAAGACCTTGTTACGATTACGCCTAAAAACTGGCTACCTTTGGGTAAGCTAGGGTCACAGAACGACAGCCATAGGCACTTCTTTTTGCCTTCTGCTCTCTCTGTACGCCTTGCTTCTGCTAGTTTATTTATACTTTCAAATATATCCATCGAAACTTTCCTCTAGTTGTACTAGCTTTAATAAATTATGTTGTGGTTGCTTTTTCATGTTCTGTAAACCTATGCTATACTCACAGTTCAAACTCCATTTTATCCTTAACCCGGCCAGGCTCCTCCTTCATTTTACCTGAGCCGGGACCTTTTTTCACAGCCCGAGATCATCAAGGACAGAGATAAAGTCAGCCAGTGTTGCACGATCGATCTTATAGAGCAGCGCACGGCCAACAGCAGAGTTATCAACAGCAAGTACCCGGGACTCAATATCTAAGATATCAGATCCTTTAACTTTGCTGACATCACGATATGCCAGTTTCAATAGCCGTTTTTCTGTATCAGTAACAGAAAACCCGCTATAATCACATATCAGTAGGTACCGGCCAATTGCTTGATTGAGCCTTCCGGACGACGAGCCAAGATTGTTTTTAAGCAAGGCCTGGATTGGTTTATTGCAGTAAATTGTGATTTTATTTTTCATAGCGCAACAGACCCGTAACGGTATAGTCTTTGCGGCACGGTTTAAATTCATCAAAGTATAGAGTGCAGAATTTAGCCCACGCTTGTTTGCTGCTTTTCGCTGTTATTGTTGTGCTGTTTTCTATATATTTACAGGCTATTGTATATCTATTAAATGTCATAATATTCACCTATCAGTTATGCCGCTCATAGCGGGGCGTGGTATAATGATTATTGATTGCTGAGAGCCTCTAAGGTGTCAGCATCAGGCCACGATGGTATGTAACCGATGTCTGTCTTCTGTTTAATGTCGATTAAAATGCAGTTATCCCAGGTGATTAAAAACTCACCTTCATGGGTTGAGATAGCCAGAGTTTGAATGCCGTTTGGCTTGCCGATAAGGCACCCAGTCAGATACCCGCACGCTGCTGATACCCTTCGTAAATGTGTTATTACCTTCTGAGGTGTATCTGTGGCATAGAAATCAGCTTCGCCTTGTCCCCCTATGACTACGACTGACTTACCGTCTCTCTGGTGTTCATAGAGGCGCATAACCGCATTACCCGGCACCCAGTTAGCATAGTCATAGCCGCCGTGGTCGTTATTGGTTAGACACTGGTCACATTTTTCATGCGTGCAAGCATATACACACGTCTTGCACGTTACTGGCGCAGTTTCATCAATCTGGTTTAGTAGCCAGTGTATATTTGTTTCCGGTAAAGTTTTCATGTCATTTACTCCTATTGGTACTCACATTTAGCCGCAGCGTAACCGGCCATATAAAACCAGAAAGCGGCGTTTACTTCGCCGTTAGCGTAAAAAGTCGAAGAATTAAAGTCGTCTTTGGTAAAATCGCTAGACATATAGCCAAAAAAACAATCTTTTACCCCTTTTTCAAAGCCTTTTTGTACTTCGTAAAATTCTTTGGTTCCACGTTGCATTTCATTTACTCCAATTTAATGCCAGATAACCACACTCAGCACTGACAGCACGATAGATGCAAACATCAGGGCCAGGGTGATTATTCCAACATTGTTGATTAGTGTTTTCATTGCGTTTAACTATAAAAGCCCTCTTTCGCTCATGGATACTGGCTCACCTTCACCGACAATGAAATGGTCAATGATTCTTACATCGATCAGGCCCAGCGCATCTTTAAGCCTACGGGTCAATGCAATATCTGCTTGAGACGGCTCGCCGACCCCTGATGGGTGATTATGTGTTAAGATAACGGCTGCTGAATTGTTTGCCAGTGCGCGCTTAACAACTTCACGCGGGTGAACGCTTGCACCATCTATGGTGCCGTAGAATAGAATCTCGAAAGATTGCACTCTATGACGGTTATCCATAAAGATAATACCGAAAACCTCACTTTCATGATGTGATAGAATGGCTTTCAGATAGTCTCTAACGTGTTCAGGCGATGTTAGCGGCTGGCCTTCTCTGACAAAGTAGTCTTCAGCATTATCTTTTAGCACTGTAGCAAGCTCTGAAGTGGTAAATATACCATTGATCCGGAGCGTGCCTTTTTCTGTTTTGGTGATCATCTCAATGCCCTCTTTGTTGATAAGCGCTTCCATTGCTCACCTTGTTTCACCCGCGCAGGGTGATTTCATTGCCACACACAACAATTTCTGAGTTATCACAGAAATGCCATGTGGTACTTCCTTCCCCGAAGTCCTGCTCTGATTCAATCCCCGCCTTGTCAAGTGTAGTCATTATGTAGTTAGCATCTGTATTATCTAAAATAAACTTCATTGCTTTAGTCATTTTTTTGTCCTCTTTGGTTAATCACAATTGATATAATCAGTCGCCAGATCCACCGCCGCATCCGCCGAGATGCCGGTACGTTTTTGTATTTCACGCGCCTGTGATACAAGCTCTACCCACTGATCCTCGTCGTCGGTATAGTCCCACGCTAGTTTTTCGATCTCTTTGTTCATTTTACTTGCCCTCTTTGGTTAATAACCTAACCAGTATGCCAGGCGCTTCGCCGGTATTGGTTCAGTAACATCAACATCTTGCAAAAAATACTTCGCATCGACTCCCTCATGTTCACAAAGCTTTTTCACCTCATCAATAGTTAAATATGTAATCTCGCCATTTTCGCTGTTAGTCATTTTCTTTTCCTATCGGTTAACATCAATTGCCTATAACTAATAATAACGCCAAAGGTATGACATATCAATGTGTATCGGACGAGTGGTATGTTTTCTATGACAAGTGGTGTAAAATTACCGATGCGTGGTTGTCTATGCTATAATGACAAAAGTACATGATAAATAAACACGGTTTAGAATCATGATGAAGACACAAAATCTGAATAATATCTACGCGACTGCCTCACGCACAGTCATATCCACACTGCCAATCACTAGAGATGGGATTTTCTATGCCTTAGACTCTCTCAGGGCAATCCTAAGCGATTTAAATCACCACCCCCTTACCCAACTACCAGCAAAAGCCAGGTGAGGCTATAATGATTACTAAAAAAAGAGATGGGTATTATCTAAAAGCTAAATCTACAGGGAAGAATCTCGGCGGGCCATACAAAACAAAAGCCATGGCATTAAGACGTGAAAGGCAAGTAAAAATGTTTAAACACATGAGCAGGAAAAAGTGAAAAGACGCGCATTCATCGAGCTGTTAGGTCTTGGGGCTGTTGCTCCGGCCGCTCTCGCTAAAGAAACCGAAAAGCACAGAGATAAAGTCAGTGCAGAACTGCTAAGATCAAAAAAACTGACATCACTTTTCCAGGAAAACCCGAAAAATACGCGGGCGCTTATACTGTGTATGGAGAAATATACAAAACCAGGCGGAGAATATGACACAGCATATATACCGGCGCAGGTCGGGAAGCCCTTCATCACTTATGTAATCGGATCTGACAATCTGTCAGATGATCCAGTCGAAAGCGTATTTGTAAAATATTTGTGGATAACATTCAGGAACATAATAGGATCCGGTGATCAAACACTATACTGGCGCAAAAAACCAGCACTATCAAGCAATGGAAGCTGCCCAAAATCAATAATGAGCACAAGATTAAGATTTGAGCCATATCATACTGATAATTGCACAGGCACTAAGGTAGGCCAGACATTTGCACAAAAAATACTTGGGTGATATATCAGTAGTTGCATTTACCAGAGCTAAACAATTTGGAGTCTAGACAATGAGAAATTTTAGTAAAAAAGTAATGGAGTCAAGAGAATACGCGGAAGACTGGCTGCAAGCAGCAGAATCAGTGCTTATGTGTGTGCGATCAATTTTAGCTGAATCAGACAAGCGGTGGGGAAAGTCAGAACCAACAGAAGGGACGGGGTACACTAGGGTACCAGAAACCCTAGCAAATAAACTGTTCTCAAAAATTAATATACTTGATAGCGTCGATTTTGCTCACGAGTCCCGCATGGGAGACGGACGTATTGATAAGATTATTCAACGTGCTGGGACTGATTATAGAGGTCTCGAAACACCAAACCGCGAACATAAAACAATTGAAATAGACGGGCCGACATTATCTATGTTTCCGATGGATCTATGCGGCGAAAGGGATGTAAACATATATAAAACTATAGTCTACAGGGGAAAGAGTCCTGATGTGTGCATATTAGAAATGGAGGCGGCGCTGAATAAGATAAGGGCGCAATCAGATATCATAATATATCGTGTACGACCATCGCTAGAGCCTGTTTACAATGGAGACGAGTATATTTATCATCAGTGCCGATGCAGATTGACGACAGTCCCTGATCTTACTCATGAGCAGTGGGATGATATCGGGATAAAAGAAGAGGGTGCGGACATTATGCGGCGAGATCCCACAGGTGAAGAGGTTTTGATTGTATGAGTGTTAATGTTAATTTCAAACCACATACAGAAATTGATATCTGGACATTAGATTGGGCGAATGGTGGCGCATATCTTGAGGGCGACCTTTCTCTCGATGAGATAGATTATTGTAAACTTGATGAGTATGAGCTGTGTTGTGACTCAAATTATCGGGCCAAATCATTAAAACAGAAAGGGCGGCGCTAGACCGTGAAAATTAGGAGGTTTAAAAGTGAAACAAAATCTTAAATATGAATATAGAGATAACAGGGGGTTGTTGATAGACCCTGATTTGATAATTTCGCAGCTAGATATAATCAACAAAAGCGAAAGTGAGGTTGCAGAATTCCTCGGGGAAGAGCGGATGAGTAGAAACGGACAGGCATCATCATTTCTCCAGATGTTCTCTACCCAAGAAAGATGGTATGTAGAACGCTGCCACAAATTAGATAATCGCTACGATCTGGGCGAAATTAATGGGTTTGGACTGGCGCAGGATAAAGAAATCGACATTGCTAAACAACAGCTGACTTAGTAATGTATTTATGACAGCAAAAGCTGAAAACCACGTGCATGACAAAACTCTATTGAGAATCAGGGAGACGCTCGAGAGAATAAGCTGTCAATTAGCATTTATCGACGCCGCTACACTATTGTTAGCAAGCCACTATAAAAACAACATACCGGTCGACACAGGAAAACGCTTGTCAGATTGCCAGCATGACGCATACAGTAAGATAATGACAGCATATGACAGTATCCTTGCCGGCGCCGACCGAATACACGCTGAGTGCAACAAAACACTAGACAGTTAATCATGCCAGACGAACAAACAGAAAAAAAACAAGTACGTGCTTATAACAGCAGTAAAACATGGCGCATAGAGGGAATAGACAGAAACAGAGCCCAGGTAAAGGAATGGATATGTAACACGCTCGAATACTCAAGCTATTCTCTCAGAGGCATGTTATTGAGTTTCGAAGGGACACCGAAAAGGGAATTAGTAGTTGGGTGGTTAAAAAAAGATGATGATTTCGCGGCCAACTATGCACGTGTGCGCACGACAATGGCTGACTATTTAGCCGAGGAAATCCTTGATATCGTTGATGATTCTACTAATGATTACATGGAGGACAAATCAAAAAACGGTGAGGAGACTGGTGGATATAAGTTTATGGGTGAGCATGTGCAGCGCAGCAAGCTCAGAGTAGATACTCGTAAGTGGTTGATGGCAAAGGCAATGCCAAAGAAATATGGCGAGGTTATCAAGCTTGAGGTTGACAATATTGCTTACGGTGAGCGGAGTTTACAGGATCTTAGGCAGATGGCTGCTGATTACGTGCAACTAAAGGGCCAGCAGAGGAAAAAGATAGAGATGGACTCAGATGTTGACTAGCTGGTACCCCAAGCACCCCTATTTTCAGACAAATGGTACCCCTGGTACCCCTGTTTTGTACAATCGGTACCCCATCAGTACCCCGAGGACGACATGAAGACTATAAAAGTAAGTGATAGCTTGCATTCCAGACTGATTGAGCTATCAAAAAGGCATGAGATCCCAGTCAACCAGTTAATTACTGAACTGCTAGACGACGAAGAAGGGAATCTTTTGGAGCAGATGCACATGAGATTCGATGGACTGGAAGAAATGATAAAGTCTGATGGGCATGGGCCGGTTAAGCTTTCTGCAGCACAGGAAGAAATCACAGAGACAAAACAACAGAAATTCCTCAGAATAAAAAAAGAAGCCGAAGCACAGGAAAAAGCCAGACGATATGCAATCGAGCACCCGGAAGAGTGTGACCAAACCCGAGAATATATTATGCTGATAATTCCCACAATACCCCTGATTTACCGTTCATCTGGTAAAACACGCCGCTTATACAGCCCGTCACGCCATTTAAATCACCACCCCCTTGTCCTACTATGGCATAAAAAGCAGGTTTGTTGTGGCCGGTCGTAAACTAAAAAGGGATCGAATCAGGTCAGAAAAGCAGTTTCGTGCTTTAATGTTGGCGATAAACGCCAAAGAGCTATCACAGCCAGGTAGTTTCGCGCAGTTTTGTAAAGACGCGTGGCATGTAAACGAACCGCAAACAGAATTGATATGGAACTGGCACCTCGACGCCATGGCAGCTTATATCGAAGCATATGCGCTGCGTACTATTAATCGGTTGATACTCAACGTCCCCCCTGGATCACTAAAAAGCATGATGGTGGCAGTATTCATGCCGGCATGGGTCTGGACGTGGGACGATAGTCGCAGGTTTATCAATCTAACCAACGAAATCGGACTCGGTACTCGTGACAGCCGCCGAATGAGAGACATAGTCAAATCAGAGTGGTATCAAGCGAGATGGCCGCACGTGCAGTTAAGCGTGGATCAAAAAGAGAAATCTAACTTCGAGAACACAAACAAAGGATTCCGGATGGCGATCGGCTTCGGCGGTAATATCTCAGGTAAGCGTGGCACTGATCTACTGATAGATGATCCGATCGATACTAAAAAGGCATTCAGTGACGCAGAGATAGCTACAGTCAATGATACATACGATCAAGCTGTAAGCTCAAGACTCAACGATCTGACAAAAGACGGCATCATTGTAATCATGCAGCGTACCAGGACTAATGATTTAACAGGGCACCTGCTGGCCAAGACGGAGCAAAACTGGGTACATTTTAAAATTGCCATGGAGTCAGAGGGGGTGGGGGGCTACGATCCACAGAGAGACATTGGAACCTTATTATATGCCTCCCTACCAATTTCCGATAATCGAAAAAATGGAGAATTGATGTTCCCCGAACGCTTCCCCGAGAGTGTCGTTAAGGGGTTGAAGGAGGATTTAGGGGATTACGGTACGGCTGGTCAGTTAAACCAGCGCCCTGTTCCTTTAGGTGGAGGAATAATTAAGGATGAGTATTGGACATGGTGGCCAGAAGACACGCCGTTGCCTATTCGTGAGCATGTATTCGTATCATGGGACACGGCATTTACTGATCGTGATGTGAAGAGTGCGTCATACAGTGCTGCGACTGTATGGGGTATATTCTGGCATGAACAGAAGCAGCGACATTGTATGATGGTTTTATCAATGTGGTATGGTAGGGTGAGTTATCCTGATTTAAGGGCTAAGGCCATGTTTATGACTGAACATTATGAGCCTGATTGTCATTTGATTGAGAAAAAGGCAAGTGGCTCAAGTTTGGTGCAGGATTTAAAGCGAGCTGGATCTGGTCGTAGGCGAGTCAGGTTGAGGACTTATCGCCCTGATAGAGATAAGGTATCGAGGGCTAATACGGCTACCGCTGTAATGGCGGGTGGTGTTGTCTATGTTCCTCCGAGGAAGTGGGCAAGAGAGTTAGTTAGATTGGTTGGTTTATTCCCGGCAGGGCCTCCTGAGAGTTCTGATGTAACAGATACCGTAACACAGGCGGTTTTATATTTGAAAAAGGGGTTGTGGGTATCACACCCTGATGATGATGATTTAAGCAATAGAATGGCTGAGGTTCATGATGAGGATTATCACGAAGAAACTGAGGGGATGTACGGGTAATGGTCATGAAAAAATATTTTTACAATTTTGAGTTTTATGGAGTTCCAGGATGAGAGATAAAATAGTAGAGCGTTCTATTGAAGGGGCTGTCGACCAAAAAGAACCCCCTGATATCAAGGGTATTATTTCAATTGTCAAGGAAGGTGGCAAGGAATTACTAACGGCTGAGGAATATGACGAATATTCTGTTTATGAGAATGAGATTTACTCATCTCAGAACCCTGATGATCATAATGCTAATTTAGCAGACCATGTTGAAAGAATCGATAATTCATACATTAACAGGCTGGCAAATGACATAAAGGAGTGGGTAGATAACGACCTTAATTCAAGAAAAGACTGGATGGCAAAGGAAGTCAGGGGGATAAGATTGCTTGGTCTTTCTGATAAAACAATTGGTGGCGGGAGTTTTAAGGGGGCGTCAAAAGTAACCCATCCATTATTGATTGAGGCATGTACTCAGTTCCAGGCGCGCGCAATTGCAGAAATATGGCCGAGTGATGGTCCTGTAAATACGATTATTGTTGGCAAGATTGATGATGAGAAAGAGCAACAGGCGCTGCGTGTAAAGAATTATATGAACTACCAGTATGGAAAGCAGATGCCTGATGCGTTCGAGGATGAGGATAAAATGTTATTTCGTCTTCCGTTGTCCGGGTCATGTTTTAAGAAGACATTCTATAACCCAATGGAGGATATGGTTGTATCAAGGTTTGTTGAGTCAAGTGTGATGATAGTCCCATATGCTGCAACAAGCCTTAAAACAGCCGTTAGATACACAGAAAAATTTGATGAGTCTGCCAATGAGACACTGAAGAAAATGGCAGCAGGTATCTATCGCGATGTCCCGATAAGAACAACGGACTATTCAAATAACGAAAAAACAATTGTAGAAGAGGAGATCGACGATACACAGGGGAAGGAATTTGTACAGTATGAAGGAGATCATTTAAGTACCCGATATGAATGCTATTGTAATTTAGATTTACCTGGGTTTGAAGACATTACAGAGGATGGAGAAGTCACAGGAATATCATTGCCATTTGTTGTTACGATCGACTACGATAATGAGGACGTTCTGGCAATAAGAAGGAACTGGAAACAGCACGACAGGAAAAAGAGCCGTCGTGTTTACTATACGCACTATAGGTTCTTACCAGGCCTTGGTTTCTATGGTTATGGGCTTACTCACGCTATTGGTGGTCTTGCAGAATCTGCTACAGGTGCCTTACGATCACTGCTTGATGCAGCCGGATTTGCCAATACGAAGGGCGGGTATAAAACGAGAGATGCAAGGATAACCGGTGGGGATAGTCCTATAGGAATGGGCGAATGGCGCGAGGTTGATACGACAGCAGATGATCTTAAATCAGCTTTCTTTGCACTTCCCTATGACGAACCAAGCAAGACTATGTTTGAACTGTTGGGGATGCTTGATGACCTTGGGAGGCGGTTTGCTTCTACCACAGAGGCAATGGTTGGTGAAGCAAGTAACAATGGCCCTGTAGGAACTACCCTTGCACTGATCGAACAGGGGTCAAAGGTCTCATCTGCAATTCATAAAAGACTGCATCACTCAACAGCGCATGAATTTAACTTACTCGCTGAACTGAATGGTGAATATCTACCAGATGATTATCCATACTCAGTTCCAGGTAAAGATTTATATATTCTGAGCAAGGACTTTGACGACAGGGTCGATGTTATCCCGATTTCAGATCCAAACAGCATTT